TCTTCCCCCGGACCTCGGCCATATGCATCCGTGCGAGTGCTGCCAACCAGAGGCAGTTTCCCCGGAGGTTTGGACGTAAGGGATTCCAGAGGTGACGTAAGCCGCCGAAAGCCTTCCAAAATTTGAGTACCGAAAGACCTGCCCTTGTATCCTTCAAGTTGTTTTTGGTAGATGGCGTTTTGAATTTGCTGCTGAGACATCGCCCCCGAATACGCGGGGTGCCCCCGAAGTGTCTGCAACTCTTCCAGCGATTTGGCGTTGAGGAAATCTTGGAATTCTTTCCACGTTTCCATGGCGAAGTCTCAACTCCCAAAGAAAGAAAAGGGGTTGAATTTGCCCCCTGTAAGATTGTAGATGCCTGCCCCCGCGAGGCCCAATCCCGCGGCAGTGGAGAGGGGGGATTGCTGGGCGATAGGTTGCTGGCTGGTAGTCGTGGTGGTACCCCCTGGAGAAACACCTCGGATCAAACCGGACAAAGCCCCCAGTTGCCCCATCCCGTAGCCTTGGCCTCGCAAGTATTCCTGGAATTCCAGGTCCCGCTGCTGCTGCTCAAGACTACGTGGGAGTGCCTGGGCCTGCATCGTAGCCTGAAGCCCGCCGAGGCCTAGCTGCTGGGCTTGCGCCCCAATGTTGCCAAAGATAGGGGCAGCGGCAAGATTGCGCTGGGCTTCCCTTTCAAAAAGGCCCGTGCCTGCGGTGAAGGCGGATTCCAAACCCCGGGTCTCGATGTCAGAAAGTCGCTGCCCTAAGTTGCGAAGATTTTCGGCTTCCTGCACACCGTACCGTGCGCCGCCAAAAGCACCTTGGCGGCTAGCTTCGAAGCCCATTTGTGGAACCATCTTCTGGTAATCGCGGATGGCTTCCCGCTGGGCGATGTCGGTGACGTACTGAGTGTAGGGATTCATGTAGGGGGAGAGATCGGCCCCCGGAGTCGTAACAGTCTTGTCCCCCATCGTGGTCACCTCGGGGGCAAGGCTGCGAGTGCCCGCCAGCGTGGCCCCCATCGCAGCCGAGAGGCCGGGCATATACGACCCAGCAGCCAGAGGGACTTGCGAAATGGCGGCGGTTTCTGTGGGGGAAAGGGGAGCGACCCGCTTGCTGGGATCGTATCGCTGGTACGGCTGGGATTCCAGTTCCGCTTCGCCGCCTGCGACAAGACGCTTCAGTGCATCTTCGTACCACGCGGGGATTGTCTGGGTGGTACTACCCGTAGTGGATACGGTGTCTGTGCTGGAGGAACACAGGAAAGCCATTAGAGTCCCCTTTCAAAAACACCGCCTATCAGCCGCATCCCGCTGCGCTGGTAGAAGTTATTCTTCCTTTCCACATCGCCCCCATGAGAAGTGGCCATGAGGAGAGGAAGATTGCGCATTTTAGCATAGGCTTTGGCCGCGCACAATAGGCGGAGGGCGTGACGAGATTTGCGATGGTGGACAGAAACGTAGAAGACTTGGTCTGCCAGAAAAGTGGCATCGCTATACCAGAAAGCGCAATGGCGGAGAGCCAGGATGCCTTCGTAGCGAGGCGCAAGAAAGACAACGCCATCCCGCAAACAATTGCGCAGGGTAGCTTCTACCTTGGGGAGGGAGAGGGGCGGCAATTTGAGGGGGCTGGTTTCGTGCATCTCCTGCAGAAGGGGAAGGATATGCGGAATGTCACTTTCTGTCATAAGCACGAATCAAATCCCCCACAGAAAAATTCTTAGGTGGTTGCTTGGGATGACCGTAGGCTTTGGTGCGGATAGCTTTACGCAACTTGTCCAACTTGCGGGCCCCCGCCGCGTTGTTGCCATCGCCAAACGCGGCTACGGTTGCGGCATCAAAAACGAATTCGCCAGAAGACAGTCGCGCGGGTCGCTTGCCATCGATGACTGCGGGCACATCATCATCCATGCCTCCGCTGTTCCCGGGAATGTAGCCGCCTTCAGCCCAGCCACCTCCCGGGTCCTGCTGCCCATCTCCCGCAGAGAATCCCCCACCACTAGCGTCGCTGCCGCTAACGGTATCTGTCGAAAGAGAGTAGGCGCCGAGGCCCGCGATGTTTCCAAACGCTTCGTCTACGGCTGCCTTGGATTCGTCGCGAGTGATGGTATTGTCGCTGAGATTGCTGAGAAGATTGTCCAAGACTTCTGGAGTAAAATACTCTGGCGAAGGGGTCTCGGATTTAAGGTAGTTTTCCATTGCAGTCACAGCGGGAGAAACACTGCCAACAAGGTTGGGATTGTTGGTGAGAATGGTGGCTGCCAAATCCGGGGTAAGGTAGCCACTTTGGATCGCTTGAGCAGCCGCTATGCCTGCGTCTTCCCCTCGGGCTTTCATTTCTGCGAGAGCCTCCGGAGAATAGCCGGGCGCACCTGTGAGCATCTGGGACAGAGTTTGGACTGGGCCGGAAGGATCCTTGTACTGAGATGCCGCAATTCCTCCGAGGATGTCAAAGAAAGACGCGGGGCCAAAGGTCAGGGCACTTAACCCGGCTTTCGCCAGATCTCCTAGGGTAGACCCCCCTGAAGGTTGAGTCATAGGAGTAGCATCTAGACCTGGAACCTCGCCCCCGTAAGCATCGAGAGCATTGGCAAGCATGGTTGCTGTAGGGTTGGCAATATCAGCCCCAGGCAATTCGCCACCGTACCTGCTTAGGGCATCAGCCATAGGATTGGAGGGAGAGGAGATGGTGACAATTCCTTCCCCCGGGGTGCTTTGGGTGGTAGGAGCGGGCACGAAATCTCCTAGGGTATGGACGCCCTGACTCACAGATTCATTGGTTCCCGGAGTGGAGATGGCAATGGCGGTATCTGGTACCGAAGTGGAGGCTCTGCGCCGGGCCTGTTCTGCAGCCACGGCGGAAAGATTGCCGTAGATGGACATGTACCCGGGAGTGGAAAGGGGCATAGGTAGGTCGAGAAGGAAGGGCCGCCAAAGCCGTGAAGGGATTGACTCCTCCCCCGGCATAAGCGGTGAAGGGGTTGACGCTGCCCCCGGCGGCGTATCCCTTCATGACAGAATCGATGCCCCTCATTGTTGCACCTTTATGAGATTTTTGGATTGCAGATCGGTGATGAGTTTGGCGACAGTGATAGCTACGGCAGTGACGTTGATGCTACCCAGGTTTAGGGTGGCGCTGGTGGGGGTAGCGCCGGTGAGAGTATAGCCGGTAACGGCAGGACCCGTCACTACCTGAGCATGGTATAGGGTGAGAACCCGATTCAACTCAGCCCAAGCCATTTGGGCATCGGGAGGAAGAGACGGGGGCGGGAGAGGAAGGATAGGTTTCATCGTTCACCATCTGCGGTGAGGCGAAAACGCAGCGTACCCATTCGCCACGAAGCTCCAACGTCGTTGCTTTCGATACGGTAGTAGGCATGGCGTCCACGCAACCGTGTGTCGATTTTTTGGGTGGTGGCGGATACGGTGTACGGACCCTTGGAAGTTTCTGTGGGGGAGTTGGGGTACTTGACGGCTGCAAGAGTAAGTTGAAGGTTGCCCTGCATGGGGCCGCCAGCCCTGTCACTGAAGTCCGGGATGATGCGGTCCACGTACATCAATTCCTGGCCAGCGTTGAGATCAAAAAGATTTGACTCAATGTAGGAATTAATGGCCGCGCCATCGGCGTTGGCGCCGAATTCGTGGTAGTAGAGACGAGTACCAGAAGCCTCGTACGACGCAGCGATAGGGTAGGCATTGACGCCTTGATCCAACCATGCGGTACGTACCAAGGTACCGATGCTCCAAACGTCCTGCATGTAATCGTAGATGACGTAGTTATCGACTTCTCCCGAAGTGGTGGGGTAGAACCAAATGACTTCGTTGAAGGCAGAGTTGCTGCCGCAAGCGATCTTGTCAAGTTGGGAGGTGTCGAGAGCATCGAAGACGTACCGAAGTACGTCGCATTTCATCGGGCGCGCCGCCGCACCATCGTATACCATGAAGCGTTCATCAGCCATCCAGAAAGTTTTGCCGCCCACTTCGGTGATGGCGTTAGGGCCCAAGACACCGCAATTGGTTCCGACAAGTTGGAAGCCAAAGGTGGAGGGCGGCCCGATTTGCTGCATTGCAAAAAGGGACTCGTCGGTCCAGATAAGAATCTGGCCCCTAGTGCGCCGGGCCGCCACAATCTTAGTGGCCCCGGATAGGACTTTGTCTCCGGCGGTGTTGGTAGCGGAGGCATTCCAATCGTTGATGGATTCCTGGTTGCACCATCGGATGTATAGAGGATTGACTACACTGGTGAGGGCGTCAGGACAACCAAAGGCGATAAGGTGGCGGTCTTCTGGGGAAACCAAGATCTGAGTATTTTGGGAAGGGGAAGTCGAGACAAGGTATGCTCGGCTGGCAGTGCCCCCGCTGCTGTCCCAGTAGTAAATGGCGCCGTTGCGGGGGCAGGCAACCAAGTCTTCGCCCCAGTTATCAAGACTCCAATTTTGGAGGGGAGTCAGATTTTGCAGAGGGCTGCCCCATCCCGTAAGGCCGCCCCACACTCCGCCACCCCACCCATTGTTGAGAGTGTTGGAAACAGGACCTGAAGAAACCAGGAAGTAGCCGGTAATGGCTCCGCCGCAAGTGGCGCTAGTTGCCGCTGCCGTAACCCCGACATCAATGGAGAGGGTATTAGGGTCGATTACGGAAACACGATAGCCGCCAAGCGGGGCGGATACAGGATGAATGTTGCCGCCCGCAGTGGTGGCAACCGAGGTAAAGTAGATGTAGTCACCAGTGGTGCGGTTGTGGGAAGTGACGGAAAGCCTGATGGTTGTGGATCCGGCGGAAGTACTGATGGCGTTTGTGACGGAAACGGAAACACTGATGGGAGTGATGTCGAAAAATTTGCCGCCGTCCCAAATCATCAAGTGGGAGTTGGTGCCCAAGGCGACATACTTGATTCCAGGCTGGGTCACCCAGGAGAAGAGAGCCCTCCCCGCACCGGGGACCAAATCGCTGTTTGCAATACCATTGACATTTTGCCAGCCGCCGATTTTCTCGGGGAGTCCGGACCTGAATCTTATTTTGTCACCGTCGTACCAGCCGCCCTCTCCCGCATAGCGAGTCAACTCGCGGACGATGCCGGGGCGCTGCTTTACAGGGACGAGTTGAGGACGGTCAGCCACGGAACTTCTTCAGAAGGTTTTGAACGGTAGGAGACTCGTAGATCCGAATCGCCGTCCACAGGATGGTGAAAAGCGCCGCAATCGCTGGAAGCATACCCGCAAGAGTACCGACGACAGTGGCAACAGATGCGACATCGACGGCGGTCTTTACGCTATCATCGTTCATGGCGCATCTCCCACGTACACCAGTTTCTCCCCAGAAAGTTTTTCAAGGACCCGAGCCAGCTTCAGCATGTCTACGTTGATGGCCTTGCCATTCTTTTCTCCGTAGTAGGACCAAGCCAAGTCTTCAGACGGCCCTCCGCACAATTGAAAGTTATGCGGAGAAAGAGTAGTGACGTTACCTGCCTCATCTCGGACTCGCAACTCGCTACTAGACGCAATGTCTTGAGCGTACAAAATGACGCCGTCTGCTGTCGAAGAGACAGGGGCAGTGCCATTGTAAATCACCAGAAGTTGAGATCCTTCCGGGATTTGACCAGATCCCAAAGCTACCGCGCTGCCTTCGATCTGCACCCCGCTGGTGAATACCGTAGAGGTATCTACGTTAAATCTTCCAGCACTTACCGTGAAGAAACCTGTCGCAACAATGTTGTTAGCATACAGGCTGAGGGTCGAATCTATTCCGATATCGGTGGTAATTACTATTCCGGCATCGGCAGTAACTATATTGATGTTCTGGGTTGCCGAAGTACCAGTCCCATAAATACGAGGGTTCACCGATCCGATCTCTGAAAACGAGATCATGGAGAAATCTGTGAGAAAAAACGTCGTGTTAGAACACGAAACTATCACAGTGTCAATTCGTACTGGTCCTTGAAATTGGGATACAGCGTTAGGCCGAAAAGTCACAAAACAAACGCTAGTTGGTCCAAAAT